CGCAGGTCGACGACACCATTCTTGACACCGAGCAGGTGGTCGTCGCTATCCCACTCATCAACTGGCACAAAGACACGAGGGTCGGAGGTACAGCTGTCAATAGCCGAGTTGAGGCGAGCGTTTGATTTAGTCTGCATAGCCCACTTCATGACTTCTTGCTTTTTGTTGGGGTCGTCGTAGTGGATTACCTCACTGGCGATAGTCACAGACACACGCTTTGCCAATTCTCGCAACTCGAGGTTCTCAATGTCGTTCTTCCAGTGTGTTCCAGACCATGTGTACCAGCCGAGACCGGGCGTGTAGCGAACACCCTGACCAAAGTTGTCGACAATACGACGTCCATTTCCGACGTCAGTAAGCGAACGCTGTCCGGGAATTCCGCCGTCCTCAGGGTTCACCGCATCGGGGTCCCTGGGAACATCGATGTTTCCCATAGTTGAAGCGCCCATGATTGATTCACCGTTGTGGACACCGATGGACACCATGCCACCAATAGTTCCGTCCAGTGAGTAGTCGACATCGTCGTCAGGGTCGCTGGTTGAGACAGGAGCAGCCCGCGAAGTTAGTGCTGAGGTATTCTGAGACCCTCCAGCAATACGGGCAGCAGCCTCTTTCTCCCAGTCAGAGATTCCAGTCCAGCCCCGCGAGTGCTTGGGGTTGTTGTGTACAAAGTCAATAGCTCGACGGACGTGGCCGAGAAGTCCGGTCGCTCCTTCGAGTTCGAGTGGGGGACGAACCTTTTCGTAGTTGAAACGGATCATCATGTTTTCTACAGCCTGACGACCGAGTTCGTCCTGAGGGAACTTGTTAGCAAGAGCACAGGACATGGCGTAGATAGTTACAGCACGCTCGCCCTCCTCAAGACCCTCCTCGAGGAGCTTGTCTACGTCAATGCGCTCGCCCTTAAACTCAAGACCGTCAAGAGCAGACCAGTCACCAGAGCCCAGCGACGTCGAGCTACGCATAGAAGCAGTGCGACCACGCTTACGCAGAGTGTCGAGCAGTTCATCAGGAGCATCGGCCATGTGGATTTCCCACGGAGCATGACCAGGCTTCCACCCATAGGACACACCTGAGATGTGATTAGAGGGGTGAAGCAAAACATATCCGTTGTGCTTGATATCAATACCGGGAAGCTTGGCCGCCCTGAGGTTGCCAACTAGTTCTTCCTTGAACTCACACTTATAGAAGAGGTGCCGTCCGCGAAGGATCTGTCCCTTGTAGGTGTACTCACCAGTAATAGCTTCTACGGTTGGGGGGAGTGCCCCATTAACCATCTCCTCAAACTTGAGGAACGATTCAAAGCCACCCGATCGAGGGTCAATGTCAACTACAAAAAAGCCTGAGTCCCGACAAGCAACGCCAATGTTGTACCGAGATTCAGCACGCCACCACGACGAAATCTGATTAGGATCGGTTGTGGCCTGATTGGGCCAGTCGTAGATAGCAGGGTGCTTACCAATATCCTTGGGGTCAGAGTGCTGACCTCCACAGGTGCATCGACCACCCTCGGTCACCCCATGACAGGGAAGAATTTTCCAGCCTAAGCCCGTGTACCACGAGGCCAGCTTTTCAAGATTTTGTTCGTCGCTCACCGTATTCCTGACTGTCTGAGTGTCCCAACTCTATCTGCTTCTGTGTCAAAAGAGAGTGGAGAGACCATACTAACACGAAAACTCGCCTCCCACAAATCGGGGTAAAATAGAGGTAATACACAACTATTCCGTCGTATTACAGCTACCGAGAGGCTGACGGATAATCCTGTCTGCCCACTACCAGAAAGTGTATCCCACATGAAAGAAATCACCAAGAGCATTGTGCTCCGTTCCATCGGTATTGTGCTGATGACGTTTATCCCTGGAATGGGGATTGGCGCTGTCGCAGCTGGTGGAGACTGGATGATGGGTGGCATCATTGCCACTGGCACATCATTCGCAACCGTTATTATTTACCTCGGTGTCGTACTTGCTTGGTCAGGCAACTGGTCCGAGACCGACGTTCAAACTGCTTTCCGTGCTGCCGCATCCAAGGCCGCCGAAAACAACGAAGACGTTCAGGCCGCACTTGATAACGTCCAAGAAGACAAGCTCTAAGTAAAAATATTCCATGCGCTTACCGAGACAAGCGCTGGAAGTCGTAGCAACGACTAATGCGCTGATTGCTTCAATTCTTGGCGTTGTAGTGCTCCCACTTGTGCTACTGGCTTCTCCAGCATATTCATACCCCACTCCTCAATCACAAGAGGAGTACAACCAATATGTCCGTGAAGCCGACGCCAGAATTGAACAATCACGCGCAGATCTTGAGAGCGCTCAATCTATTCTGATTGACGCGTCTTTTGCTATTGAATCCGCACAGACGCAGTTGGCTGAGTCCGAAAATCAACTAGCCCAGACCACGCTCAATCTGGCAATAGCGCAGGTGGCGTATGAGTCTGCTGTTGCTGAAGTGTCTACGGCCCAGAGCAACTATGACAACAACCTGATCCCAGACCCCAACTCTCCGGGGGAAGAACGCGTCCCCGGAGTACGCGCTGATATTTACAATCAACTACCATCCTCCAACCCTACCCGCTCGGACAATCTCTACAATCTCTGTAAGACGGTGACGTTCACGCACATCAACCACCAGTGGGGTGGCGGAAGCGTCGAAGGGTGTGAAAACGACTATGTGATGATCCACTACACCGGATACCTTACAATTCCAGAGTCCACACCATATGGATATGACTTCCTCAACAATGCCGACGACGGCTGGTACATGACGCTTGACGGGGTGGTTATCAACGACAACTGGGTACTCAAAGGTTGTGGCGGTTGGTGGAGTCAAAAGTTTCACCTCGAGGCCGGACGTTCGTACCAACTTGACGCTTGGTACTATGAGTGGAGCGGTGGGGCGTGCTCAACGCTGTACTACGACAACGGGTACAACTGGGGAGTGATTCCAGCCAGCTGGTACTCGCAGAACGACTACGCCGAGACAACTTATATACACGATCCTGCTCTTCTAGCAATCCTCCAAGAAAAACAAGCCGCACAAAGTAGAGCATCGTCAAGTCTCCTAGTCGCCGAAGAGGGATACACCTCAGCTCAAGACGGATATAACACAGCCCTAACTCTTACGGAGCAGACAGCTCAAGCTAAATTAGAAGCTGAAGCAGCCGTTCCTCCCCTTGAAGAAGCACTGCAAAACGCCTTGGATATGCGTGAATCGATTCAGCCTTACATCCCGTATATCGAGCCAGAGCCAGAGCCCACCCCCACCCCAGACCCAGAACCTTCCCCCGAACCTACAGTTGAACCAACTGTAGAGCCAACTCCTCCGACTGAAGAAGAAGTCATGGAGGAGTTGTGGGCGGAGGCAACAGCTGACGACATTGTCGTCTCAGAAGAACTAGCGGCCATTCCAGTCCTCGGTAGCGCGATCGTAGCTCTGGCAGATGCGATCAACTTTGTCGGCAACGTGGGTGCTGACATGTCTCCCGAGGTCCGCGAGCAGTCTGAGAAAGTTGTTGTCTCCGCCGTTATTGTTACGCAGATTGCTACGCAAGCCGCAGCAACTGCAACTATGGCCGCTGCCTCGGCGAGCGCCTCAGCAAGTGCTTCATCATCAGGATCTTCTAGCGCGGGAAGGAGGAAGTAATGAAAGGTTTTTTGAACGACATTATTGGTCAGCTTTGGACACTGCTCGGCATGTTTGTCGCTTGGGTTGTACTCGAAGGATCGGCTAAAGAAGTAGTCGGATGGTGCATTCTCGTGTCACTTTGCATCTGGGTCGTCACCTACAGGCTTCGTAACCCTAAAGACGACGACGAGTAATCACGGTAAAATTGTAGTAATGCTACCCCCAAAAAGGAAGAAAAAATCATGGCAAAAGCACAATATGCAATCGACGGAAAGCCCGGAAAAGCTTGGAAAGTTACGTCCACAATGGGCTGGCGCATCCACCCCGTCACAAAAACTAAAAAACACCACAACGGAACTGACATTTGGTCTTCGCAAGAGCCTTGCTGGATTGAGGCACCATACGATGGCAAGGTCATCGGTATTGGAAACAACCCAGCAGGTTTTGGAAACAGCGTTACGTTGTTCCACAATATTGACGGAAAGCCCTATGTCACGCTGTACGCACACATGGCAGACGGATCAATCAAGGTCAAAAAGGGTCAAAAAGTTGAAGCCGGAACCCCTCTTGGAAAGATGGGCACCACTGGTATGTCAACTGGCAAGCACCTTCACTGGGAGCTTCAGAAGGGCAAAGCCTGGGTCTGGAACGCAACCGGAAAAAACTTTATTGAACCAGTTTCGTTCTTCAAGGCTCTTATTGCCAAAGAGGCTGCTATTGCAACCGCACCAATAGAAACTCCGCCCGACGCTCCTGTCGCGCCAGCTCCAACGCACGACGACCAAGGTGCCGCTGAATTGGCAAAGACTGAGGCAGCAGCAGCAGTAGCAGCAGCAGCCGTTGTACCTACAGCCGTTCCCAAGGCTCGGCCCGCAGTCAAGGTTGGATCCAAGGGAATCCACGTCAAGTATCTCCAGAAGAAACTTGGAATCACCGCCGACGGAGTTTTCGGCCCTGACACTAAGAAGCACGTCATGGCGTTTCAAGAGAAGAATGACCTCAAAGTTGACGGAACCGTTGGGCCCAACACCTGGGCAAAGCTAGGCTAATAACTAAATAAAATCTGCGATGCGTGTGTGTGGATTCAGTATCATTTTGCGGGGTTCTGAGAAATCGGAGCCTGGTGCTTTGAGATTGAAAATCAAAAAGGTTACCTAGACACAGGGTTTAGGTTTTCACACACACACAACAGAAAGAAAAAAATGCCAGCATTTATTCGCCCAACAAGCACATCCAACATCTCGGATGACTTTGCCGATCACGCAGCGCGTGGCTCGGTCAACCCCGGCGTCGACTATGTAGTTGGGACAGGAACTCCCGTAGTTGCTGTTGCTGACGGAGTTGTCTCTGGAGTTACCACATCTATTGCAGGAGCAGGTGGACGTATGGTCTGGCTTGACTTTGCAAATGGATACAACTGCGACTATCTCCACCTCAGCCGCGTCGATGTCACCAAAGGTCAGGCAGTCAAGCAGGGTCAGGTTCTCGGACTCTCGGGTGGCTCAGGCCGCGGCTCTGAAAAGGGCTATGGCGCACACCTTCACTTCTCGTTCCGCGCAGGTGGCGGACACGTTCAGGGTCGCGGAAACATCGACTACGAAGCATTCCTCGCAAAGAGCGGTGGAGTTGCTCCCGCAGCACTAAACACCAGCGGTCGCGCAACGGTCAAGCAGGGTTCTAACGGACCTGACGTTGTTTACCTCCAGCAGAAACTCGGTATCGGCGCAGATGGTGCGTTCGGTCCCATCACCAAGAAGGCTGTCGTGGCATTCCAGAAGTCACGCAGTCTCGCTGCTGACGGAATCGTCGGACCTATGACATGGAAGGCTATTGGATAACTAATGTCCCCCGATCGCGACCCGACTCCTGGTGAACTTCGAGTTATGCTCGAGCACATTACCCGTGTGCTCGAAACTATGCAGGCTCAAATGGCTACCCGCGAGTTTGTCAACCTCAAGTTTGACTCGTATAACGAGCGCATCACGAGGCTGGAACGCGATCTCAAGGATTCAGATATCGACAATGCCAAATCAGTCACGGAGTTGAAAAAAGACGTGGCCAGTCAAATTCGTGAGTCGGATATCGAGCGTCAATCAATGAGCGCCGATATCCACTCGCGGATTGACGACATCATTGAGGATCAAAAAACCCAACGACGCACGCTCGACGGACAGCGTCACAGCAAGAATCAGGCAATTGGTATTGCCGTCCTTGGAGCCGTCTTGAGCATCATTGTGGGTATCGTCACAAATATCTTCGTCTAATCAGCATTAGTCTGGTAGACTTTACCTCAAGTATCACAAACACTTGGAGGTTACTGTGTCAAATGCGGATAAGGTTCGAGAAGTACTTAAAGGTATGACGTCTCGCCAGTGTAAAGTTGCACAGTGTGTCAATCAGCAGGACACTGAGACTCAAGACCTCTTCAATGAGATTATGTGGATGGCGAAGAACAGCAAGAACCGCCCCACCAACTATCAACTGGCTCAGGCGCTTCGTACCCTCGGATATGAGATTTCTGACGCAACCATGGACAGGCACCGTCGCAAGACGTGTGTCTGTTTTGCATATCTAGTAGAGAAAGCATCATGAGCGACGAATTAAAAAAGACCTTGTCTGACTTGGTCTCTCCCGGACAGAATGGTTCGGACACCAAGCAGACCGCAACTCCTGAGTCGTGGCGTCCCCGCGTTGAGCTGGGACCCGATGGTGGGTTCATAATCTCCACCGCAAACGCCGAAGGTAACACCCCTGGTGCCGAAGAGATTCTCCGCGAGCGCGGGCTTGATCCTGCTGAGTGGCTAGTAACATCTGTTCGTAAAGGATCGTGGCAGACGTTCCACGGTGACTGGCTTGAATCCGTCCGCGTCAACGTCACTCCCGCCCGAGGAGTCACAGAGCGTGACTTTGATCTCGAGGATCTTATTGACCACATCAGAACGTGGCGTCCAGAGAAGAGAATTAAGACTGCTACTGGCACCGGAGCCTACGCTCACGTTGGTGCTGATAAGCAGATAGGTAAAAAGTCTGGCTCTAATGGTACCGACCAGACTGTGGGCCGCATCCTTGAGGGGACTCGACGAAGCCTAGAACGATTCCAAGGTCTACAGAGAATGGGTCTCTCTGTGGGAACCATTGTTCTTCCCGAACTTGGTGACCACGTTGAGGGCAATGTCTCTCAGAATGGACGTCTTCAAGGACTCGCCGCATCAGACTTAGGGCAGACTGAGCAGGTCCGCGTCGCTCGACGTCTATTGCTTCAGCAAATCAAGACTTTTGCTCCTCACGCTGAACGATTGATTATCCCTGTAGTCAACGGAAACCACGATGAGGTGACTCGTCAGGTAGCAGCAGACCCTGCTGATGGCTGGAACGTCGAGATTGCATCAGCAGTGCAAGACGCCTGCGCTGAGAACCCTGCCCTGCAACACGTTGAGTTCCGATTCCCCGCCTCTGGGCATCAAACACTTGTGACTGAAATCTGCGGAACTCACTTGGGAATGTTCCACGGACACCAGTTCTCACGCGACGTCGAGAAGTATCTCAACGGACAGGCCATGGGCCAGACAGCTCTGGGCGGTGCAGACCTCTGGATCAGCGGTCACTACCACCACTTCAAGTCGCAGGACGTTGGGTCCCGCCTCTGGGTACAGGCTCCTACAGTAGACCCCGGCTCGGACTGGTACCGAGACCGCACAGGAGCATCGTCTCGTCCCGGCTTCTTGACACTTGTCTTCGGTGGAGACTATGATCCCCGAGAGTTCATCAGTATTCTTGCAGTGGACTAACTTAGTCCATACTGCGAACGGTAGCCATCCACTGAGTTTGCACTAGTTCTACTGATCCACGTAAACGCACAGCGTGAGCAAGTTACTGTCCGCCGTACTGTCCACCGTCCACCGCCAGGAATATCAATCTGTCCGGTGCGGAGAAACTCTGTATCAGCGTTGCAGTAAAGGCAGTACGGAGCTTCGCCCTTCTTAGTTCGACGTACTTCGCGCTCGTCCTCCGTGAGACAGAGAACATCGCGGATCTCGTCCTGAGACGCTCCACCCCAAACTCCCCAAATTTCACGGTTGTTGAGGGCCTTAGAGAGGCACTCCTTCCTCACGGGGCACGACATGCACATGGTTTTGGCTTGCTCGACCTCGTCCTCATTGTCTGAGAAGAAGAAGTTTATCTTAGACTTATTACTATCCTGAGCGCATACAGCGTCGTCAAGCCATTCTTGTTCGTCATCAGACATCAAGTCCAACCCATGTTCCTACTAAAATTGTGTCCACTAGATCTCCCCGAGGAGTCCACCCTTCGTGGTCACATATTTGTGGCTCATCGTCGCCGTCGACGTAGCCGAAATAACCTTTGTAAATATTTATGATGTCGACTACGCGGTAGGCTTCACCAAGTCCATCGACAAGCCCGCTTCGCTGCACGGCTGAGACAAGCCCGCCGAACACCGTCTCGTGATCGACGTCTACAAATTCTTCTGTGTAATAAATTACTCGATGATAGAGAGGGCAGTGATGGCCGCCCCACTCCATCCAGAGCACTTCACCGCGACGTTCCAACTAGACCACACGCTTCTCAAGCTTGCTCGGCGGGAGGTGGACGCCATCGAGCAAAGGCTTACGGTCGTCGTCCGATCGGAACACAATGTCTCCGTAGCGAATTCCGACAATCTTTCCGCGTCTTCCGTTGAGGCGTACTCCTTGATCTCCTGTAAACGCATCTGACTTGACGCGGATAAGGTCGGCAACCTTGAGGTCCCCCGGACGAGCGTCTACCCAAATCTCGTCTTTATACGGCTCTAGGACCGAGTGGCTCTGCGCGAGGTGCTTGAACAGGGTCAAGCCCTCTTCAATTTGTGCCGGGGTCAGCGCATCTGTGGCAATATCGTCCCATGCCTTTAACAGCGCGACAGTTAATTTACCCACAGGGATACGAACTTTGGCTCCTGCCATTTGTTCGTCTACCCAAGAAAAGTCTACTTTAGACATTGTTCTCCTAAGTTAAAGTGTACTTCTATTCTACAACAAAATAGACCCAAACTCAGCGTTTGGGCCTATCTTGTTGCTCACCGATTAGAAAGGAGCGGAGGGGAGTGCACCAGGAATGGGAGGTGCACCAACCGGAGCAGCAACGGCTGGGGCGGGGGGAGCCACAGGAGCGCTGACAACGGGAGCAAGAGCCGGAGCAGGAGCGGCCACGGGGGGCGCAAAAGCAACGGCGGGGGCGGGCGCAGATACAGGAGCTGCGACAGTAGTCGCAACACCGGGCTGTGTCGAGATCGGGTAGAACATCTGGATATCGTTGTTGATCTTACCCTGGTAGTCAGATTGAGTAACCTGACCACGGAATGAACGACCAATCATGGCACGAGCAATCGTGTCAACGTCGGGGTTCTGAGCGAAGAACTCTTGAGTGAGTCCGAGTGCGCCCATCTTGCGGAAGAACATACCAAGAGCGGTAGGGTTCTCCGTGACGAGTACAAGGTTGTTCCACACACGACGACGCGCGTGAGGACCGTCAATCACCTCAGTGGTGATCTTCCACATATCGCGGCCACTCTGGGCTTTCTTATATGAGGCTTCCTTGATGTTGAGGTTGTAGTCTCCTACGGGAAGGGGCTCAAAGGATGTACCGCTATCAGCGGCTTCCTTAATTATTTCTCCCCAGTTGATCTGTGTCACTTTATCTCCTTAGTAATCGGGTTTTGTTACTGGTCCGCACTCGGCTGAGTACGGGGTCCGAAAATCAAGTCTAGCATACGCTCGACGCCAAGGTCACCCTGTTCAACAATTGAACCGAGTCGGCCTTGTACGCGCTCGCCTGCTTCGAACTTTTCCGTGCGCTCAACGTACAGACGGCGAACCTTGTACGGTGGTTGCATGGGATCGGGATTCGGGAATGTCTCGTTGGACAGGTACCCAAGGATGTCGTAGAAATACGGTGCCTGAGTTTTGAGCTGTCCTTGGAGGTAAGGGTGCATGACACCTTCACGCTCCTGAGCCATTGCCGTGAGAACGACAGCCTCGAGAGGTGCCGTCGGGTGCGAGGTGAGGTCACGAACGTCGCGGAGGAATGCTCCCATACGACGCAGGATTTCGCCCCACTGTTGCATCTTGACCGCATCCTGTCCTGCAATGTCGGTCATGTACTTGTCCTGCAACTCCGAGATGGAGTCGATGATCAGAGACTTGAACTGGTGCTTACCAGCCTGGAGCCACTGATAGGCCTTGAGGACAACGTGGAGATCGCGAACGATCACAACGCAGGTGTCCCAAGTTCCGTCAGCCACCGGGGGTTCTTCCCGCATGGGGTCCCAGTACTTGACGTTGATGGGAAGGAAGCGGTGGCCGCCCTCCACATCGAGCATGAGACGAGGATAAGGTGCTGTGACGGCAAAAGTGGACTTACCCACCTTTGACGCGCCATAAATCATCATCGTCAGAGAGCGCTGAATATCAGACACTATTCACTACCTTTCGGGTCGTCTTTTCCGTAGTATGCATACGGGTCTGCAGCTTCGTAGCCCATTTCCAAAGCTGATTCTGCGGCACTTCCATCATCGATGAGAGGGCAGATAGCAAAGAATTCGCACTTCCACTTGCAGTCCCGGTTCGGACGAGGATAGGCCACTGCAAAGTGACTTTCGCCGTTGTCCAAAGCATCTTTAGTTCTTATCAAATCTGATACTACACCATGAAGTCGCTGCCAGAAGGCTCGCAACGTGTATACATTGTGTCGTACTTCAAATTGATCATAGAACGGGGGCTTTGCGGCAGCAGTGCGCTTTACCTTCTTGAGGAGGGTAAAGAGACCACCCTCGCTTCGCTCATCCGTTCCCTCGTTCTGAGCATTCTCCAAGAGCATGTAGGTGAGGATTTGCTCATTCATGTGAGCAGTCTCACCGAACTGAGTGAACGACCCGCCCACCGTCTTGAAGTCGCGGAACATACGAACACCATCCGCCTTACGGCGAACTCGCATATCCAGCTTTCCCTGAAGTTGAACGCTACCGTCAAACATTGGCATGGTCAAGATTTCTTCAGTCGAGATAAACTCCAAATCGGAGTCAATCCCCTCCTCCTCAACCCAGTCGAGGTATCCTTCGAGCATGATTCGACCGAGGTCGGCTTCTGTCTCAAAGTCGCTTGTGAACTCTGTCTGGGCCTCAACGAGCTTACGCTCCTCGTGAACAAGGCCAGCGTAGATGTCGAGAAGCGGAGAGTCAGTCGAGTAGTACTGATCCAGTGCCTCGTGGACACGAGATCCAAGAGCCAAGGGGCCGCTGTACTTCTTCTGCTTTGGCTTCAGACGTCGGTAATAGGCCAGCCACCATTTACGGCGACAGTCCTTATACGTCTGAATCTCCGAGTTGGAGAGCGTGTAGGTTCCTTCTGTCATTTTGTAATTCCCTTATTTAGGAGGTGCCGGAACAAGTCGACGCTTTTCAGCATCGAACTGCTTGGGGTGTTTCTTAAATCCTTTACCATTCTGACGGTCGTTGTTACGAACGCCAGAAGACTTTCCTCTTTTTTTAGCCACGGCTTTACCCCTCCTTGAGCATCTTAAGAAGTTGCTCTTTGTCTTTGACGATCTGTTCAAAATTGTCGGATTTTGATTCTAGCACGTCAACCACGCGTTCCTGCACAGTTCCGCCAGTGACATAGTCGGTAATGATGATTGAGTCGTGAATCTCAGAACCGATACGGTGAACGCGGTCATTGACCTGTCGATCATCGACGAGAGACCACGGACGTTGCAGACGAATGAGTCGACGAGCTGCCGTCAGGGTCACTCCAACGCCCCCTGCTTGGGCCGTAAAGAGTATCCACTTAGTGCGCCCAGACTGGAAGTCGTCGATAGCGTACTGTCGCTCATCGCCACTCTGAGCCCCTGTGATAAGCCCATGAGCAATGCCTTCCTTGGTGAGACGAGCACTGAGTAAGTAAATTAACTGCCGAGATACAGCAGAGACAGCAACCGAATCTGCACCAAAGTCACCGTTCTTGATATCGTCCATCAAGGCATCAATCGTGCACGACGGCTCTGAGAGGATCACGCGCTCTTCGCCCGAGTTCTCATCAATCTCGATGGTAGCGTATGCACTCGAGAGCTGGAGGAGACGAAGAGTCTGAGTCAGGACCGAGGGAGCAGTAACAATGCCACCATCCTCAATCTCGGCAATCATCTGCTCTTTCATATCCTTGTACGCTTTTTTCTGCTTGGGTGACATCTCGACATCGCGACGGTCAACAATGACCTCGGGGAGCCACGGAAGCACAACCTGCTTGAGCATGCGGCGCATACGCGGATTGATTGAGGCATAGAACTCATCCTCCATCTGTGGCTTTACACCGAGAACCATCATCCCGCCGAAAGCATTGAACATGGTATCTACCATGCGGTCAATCCATCGAGTACGGCTCGGGAATTCAGTTGGGGCAAGCCAGTGATAGATTGGCCATAGGTCAACAACATCTTTGGCAATCGGAGTTCCGGTAAGTGCGAATCTAATATCTGCGTTACCCGACGCCGACCACAGGGCGCGAGTCTGCTTTGACTTGGGGTCTTTGGATCGGTGGATTTCATCCGCGACCACAGCCTTGAAGTCAATAGAGTCGAGCTCGCGTGGGTGAACCTCACAACGGCTTTCGGTCATAGAGCCGTTCTCTCCGCCACACGCTTTACAGCGAGCTAGCGAGACCGAGCCATAGGGAGCCAGGCGCGAGTGTGTGCGGAGACTTTCCCAGTTAATGACATAGACCTGAGCAGGCTCTTCGAACTGCTTGCGACGCTGTACAGCCGTACCGCCAATGATGGTCACGTCTACACCTGGCCACCACCTGTCAAACTCGCGTTCCCAGTTTTTCTTGAGGGTATTGGGGCAGACAATCAGAGCAGGAAAAACATCCTCCCCCCGATCGTGAAGTTTCTTGATAGCTCGAATCGCCTGTGCAGTCTTACCAAGCCCCGGCTCGTCGGCCAGCAAAGCCTGACGTGCGGTAGTCAAAAACTCAACACCAGCCCGCTGGTGAGGAAACAGGTCGGCATCGCCCTCATCTGAGGTAGTGAGTTCGCGCAGTGCGTTGGCGGGGTCAATACGATTAGTTCGCTCATCCGTTGCCCATTGAGCCAGTCCCGGACCGATTGCAAGAGCATCTCGGAACGTAGAGCGCAGGGCAAGGCAGCCAGACCACGAGACGGGCATACGCCACACATCGCTCTTAGAGTCCCATGTCGCACCAGGAATCGTCTTACACAGCTCCTTGAAACGCCACTCGGCGCTAATAAGGATTTGTGTGCGCTCCTCGTTCAGTTCGACATTAATCGTCATTCGTTATTTCCTTTTCTGAGTAGTGGTAAAAAATTCCACTTCTCCTGTTGTACCACATAAAGTAGCGCATGTCGAATTGCATCGAGGGCGTGCCCAGCACCTCCTCGGTACCAGTAGCCCATGGTCTTGATTTTGGCATTAGGGAACATGCTCATTGCATTGGCGGGAAGTTGATACTTCAGCTCCTCGGGGTCGCGGCCATAGTACATCATGACCGCCTTGAGAACACCGATACACTCGAGGCTGTATGGAGCCTGAGACTTTTTAGCCGTCTGCACATTAATTGTGAATTTTTCGCAGACAATCTCAAGATCGTCTCCGTACGTCACGAACAGCTGATGAAGCTTTTGGTAGTAGTCAAACATCTCCAGCTCGTCGGCCCAGATTAGCTGCGGGTCGCCTCCCTTTTCAAAGGCAGCGAGCGCCATGCCCGTTGTCTTTCCGGGGTCTACTGCCAGCACAAACTTAGGCATCGTATTTCTGGCCCCAGTTCTCAAACGGTCCGTCTACTCCAGCAGTGAGCGGAATATCCCAGCCTTCGGTGGTGGTCATGCAGGACTGCACGACACGCATGATTTCCTCGGCGTTGTCCCGAGGTGCTTGAAGCACGATTTCGTCGTGTACAGGAACAATAAGAAGTTCGGTGAGGTCAGCCTGATCAAGTCGAATCAGGCTCTGCTTGAACACTTCCGCTGCCGTTCCCTGAATGAGGTAGTTGGTCAGCGAGTAGACGCGGTCGTCGTCGCAGGGGAGTCGGCGTCCAGTTCGAGTCATAACGTAGCCCCTACCCTCTTCACGGAAACGACGCATCCCAGATTCTTCAATTCGCTTCTGGAACATCTTGACACCGGGGTAGTTTCCGTCGAAAGCCTCGACGACCTCACGCATGATTTCAGTTGTAACACCTGCGGTCAGAGCCATCTTGTCGACACCAGCACCATAGAGCTTTCCGTAGATAACACCCTTGATGAGTTTACGACGAGGGTCTGATTTGGTCAGCGTGTTATCTTGATAGACCTGCTGCATGATCGAGGTAAACACGTCTCCACCAGTAGCATCGGCATCGTGGAACAACTTGATAAGGGTTGCATCTTCGCTGTAGTTGGCAGTGATACGGAACTCGACTTGATCAAGGTCGGACGAGATAATGACGTGGTCCTCATCCTTCGGAATAAACGCACGACGAACTGTGGCATCCCCAGAGGGAAGGGTCTGGAGCGCGGGTTCAGTAATCGACATACGACCAGTACGGGCACGCAGCAAGTTGATGGACGGGTGTACGAATCCATCGACATTGTCGTTGATAAAGTTGAGGAAGTACGAGCTAGCTAGCTTGTCGGCCTTGCGTTGCTTGAGTACGGCATCAGCCAACTGCTTGACATCTGCATTACCGTCACGGACCAGCATGGAGAGTTGATCCTTGCTAACCGACTTATTGCCCGACGGAGTGGTCTCCGTGATGTTAGCACCGAGCCCCTCAAAGGCATGGACAAGTTGCATGTTGCTTGTGATTAATACACCGCCATGAGCATTTTTAGCCCACTCCTTGACGGAGTCGGAGTAGCCCAGGAGTTCGTCGTACTTGCTCTTGGAGTACTCAAGATTTATTCGAGCGCCGTTGATTTCCATGCGCGTAACAATCTTGCGAGCGGCCATCTCGAGTTCGTAGGCAATACTATATGGCTTCCCCGGACCGCAAAGTTCATAGAACTGCTCAAACAGACGCATCGTCAGTACGGTGTCAAGTGCTCCATACGCCCAGTACGGCTCAAACGTGACAGGGACAGTGCCCCACGTCCATCCGTTATCCATAAATTGACGATCAAGAGTGTCCTGCAAAGCAACTGAGCGACCATCTACATATCGAGCAGCAAGGCGCTTGAGTGCTGCTGTCCCAAGAGGGTCAATGATTTGAGCCATAATCATGGTGTCATGAGCTTGGTGCCACGGCAGATCCCAGCGCGACTTGACGGCAAACCATCGAGCCTCAAACGCAATGTTGTGGCAGACGATAGGGCCCTCGTAGTTCTCCATCCCCTGATAGAAAACTCCAGACCACTCCTCCCAAGGGATTGCCCAGCCTTGCTGTGCGTCGCCCACCTGAACAAGGCGAATGTTTCCGTGCCATGGGGAGAATGTATCGGTGCGACGACCGCCTGGCTTCTCGCCCGTTTCAATATCAATGGCAATAGCGTTCATCGGTCGGCGCTCGCCAAGCCACGAGAGAAACTGTTCTGCCTTTTCGACAGTGTCTACCAAGTGAAGCTTGACGTTAGAGAGGCCGCTCTCCGCTGGGGTCGTCGTCATCTAGTAAATCTCCTTCGTCGTTGTCGTCGTCTAAATTTTCTATCCCCTCAGTGTACTGGATATCCTCGTCCGACACAAGGGGACGGTCCATCATCTGATCGTACAAGATGTGGCCAATAATTTCGTTAGAGTCCTTGGATGAGAACCCTTGACGCTGTAATTCTTGGTGAAGCTCATGCATTTCAACCAGCAACATTTGCAGGGGGCTGTGTTGAAAGTCTGGATTTGTCACGGGATGCGCTCTATTCTGTAGATTGATTCTATACGAGAGTCGTTGTGTGATGCCGACTCAAGCAGTCGCTGTGCGACCTTAGTCAGATATCGCGCACCTCCTTCATCATACTTGTAGAGAGCCTCGAGGACCGCCTGTGGTTCGTCACTGACTTGGGCCCAGTATCGGTTCTTTTCAGGGAACACGAGTTGAGCCTCAGGGCTTGGCTTGCAGTCAGGACATTCAAGGGAGTCAACATCAATGTCGTTCCACTCAACCTCGGTCAGACCGTACCGAGAGACCAGGGCACATGAAGCTGTATGATAAACTTTTGACCGGCCAATGCGCGAGAGGACGTAGGCTCCGCTTCCGGTCTGGTAGAGCTTGAACTCGATCCATCGGATAGAGTCACCGCGCCGTGAGGTAGATTCGCCAAGAAGACGCCCCTCGAACTCGAGGGTACGCGGCCCGTCTTTTACGTAGTACATTGTCCCTCTATTCTATCATTTTTATGGAACAACGGTGTGAGTATCAGCTTCGGGCTCAGGGTCTGGGACTGGTTCAAGATCCGGGTCAAGCTCCAGAAAAAGCTGAGCATTTGGATCCGTGAACGTAGTTCCGTCCCATTGGTGGCCGATGCTACACTCATTAGTTTCAGCGGTGATTTCAACTGCCCAGTCTCCAAGGGACTCGAGGTTGTCAGCGACAATTGTATTAATAACTGTTCCGCTATTGAGATCAATCACAGCAAATCTTGGCATTATTTTCCTTACTACTTATATTTGGATATTTAACTATTAGTGGATATGATCTTTACCAGTAGATGAGTAGTGCTCCTGCCCCACCAGACCCATGAGTATCATTGTTTGTGGAGCCCCCACCGCCGCCTCCACCAAGACCACCATTCCCTGCTTTAACATCTGCAGTAGCGGATACTCCATTTCCTGCTATACCAGCACCACCACCGCCATTAGCAAGTCTTGGGTTGTTTCCAGAAACAGCAGCACCACCTGTATACCCTAGAATGCTATTTCCTCCAGCACCCCCCGTAGCAGTTCCAGATGTTACTACGTTCCCAGCGCCCCCTCCGCCCCCAGCAAAACCAGAACCGCCAGAACCACCGACAACTGTAGACCCAGCAGTAGTGCTTCTCGCACCCCCACCGCCTCCGCCAAATACACCAGCAACACTGCTGAAGTTTCCTGAACCTCCGACACCAGCGCCCCCAGCGCCACCAACTGATAACCAGAGAGTAGAACCACTTCCGCCAACGTTGCCGACAGTATCTGCGCCACCGCCTCCACCAGAAGACCCATTTGTGCCAGCAGTACCATCACCATTTTGGTTGCCTCCCCCGCCACCGCTTGCGTAGAGTCCTGAGTATCTTGAGGCATTTCCGTTAGCGCCGTCACCTCCTCCAGAGCCAATAGATACGCTAGTTACAGCAGGAACAAGGCCCCACACGACTGCGCCTGCTCCACCGCCTCCAGAAGACGAGCTCGAAGAACCCTTAGAACCACCTCCGCCTCCACCAGCGAGGATAGCAAAAACAATTGCAGGCGCACCCGTCATGTCAACGGTTGTGCCCGATGTGACGGTTCGTTGAAGACTCATTCCCTTAGGGACAATTGCTGTTACAGACATAATTACCAGTACAGAAGTACTGCTCCACCTCCTCCTGCCCCACCAGAGGCGTTGATACTAGTATTAGCGAGTGCGCCTCCGCCACCGCCTCCGCCGAGTCCACCTGCGCCGCCCGGTTTGTTTGTTGAGGTGTTAGCAGCAGCAATACCAGCGGCACCAAAACCTAAAACCCCTGTTCCACCGCTTCCTGAAGCGCCACGGGCACCACTGCTTGTGACAGACGCACCAGCAGTTCCTGCCCCGTAAAGTCCAGCCCCACCAGCCCCTGCGAGACTAGTTCCGCTTGCGCTTGCACCAACACCAGCGGCAGAAGCGCCCCCTCCCCCACCAGTCAGACCAGAGCCTCCAGTTCCACCAGTAGTGGGGTTTGACCCTGTTGACGAGGTGTTAGAGTGCCCTCCCCCACCTCCGCCAGCAGAACCGCTCTCTCCATTTTCGCCAACAATAGCAGCATTGTCGTTTGAGTTCGAGTCTCCGCCTTTCCCGCCGTATCTATATCCAAAAGAAGACGAAGCGCCTCCTGCAGTAGAGGCAGTACCAGCACTGGTTACACCACTCCCGCCAGCACCAGACCCAAGTGACGAGGCATCCCCAGCAACAGTAAGAGAGCCTCCTCCACCGCCCGCACCACCTGCAGCGTAGAGGCCAGCGTACATGGTGGTTCCTCCCGTAGAACCATTAACGGTACTAGAAGTTCCCCCCGCTCCACCAGAACCGATAGTTACAGTGTCTTCGGGGACTACCCAGCCAAAAGTTACGGCTCCGCCGCCACCTCCGCCTCCAGCGTGCCCAGCAGCACTGGAGCCTCCGCCCCCACCTCCGCCTCCTACGACGAGAGCAAAAACCAAAGGCGGTGCACCAGTAAGGTCTACGCTCGTTCCCGAAGTAATAGTGCGCTGTAAAGTCAATCCGTCAATGGGATTGACAACGGCAGTTTCCCATGCCGAAGTTGTAGAGTTGTATCTCTTTAGTGTGCTCATGTGTCACTCCTACCAGTACAGCAAGATCGCGCCAACACCGCCGACGCCTCCCGCTCCACCTGAAGTTCCAGCGCCTCCGCCGCCTCCGCCGTCTCCGCCTCGTCCACCGGCGCGAGCGGTTGTTCCAGTTCCCGAAGCACCTGAAGCAGGGCCAGTTACCGTTCCGTAACTATATGTGCCCGGCACTAAATATCCAGCGCCTCCGCCACCAGCGGCCTGCTTACCAACAGCCGACGTAGCGGCAACGGATACCGCTGTTGCTCCCGCACCGCCAAGCCCAACCCCGCCAGCGCCTCCAGTGATGAGACCCGTTGAGGTTGCATTTGTGCAGGCGCTTCCGCCACCCCCGCCAGTTAGAGTAAGAATTGTTGATGATGTCCCAGCGCCAGTTCCAGCGGTCGAAGCAGTTGCGGTTCCAGTTGTCAGTGCTCCACCACCACCGCCCCCAGAGATAGCAATAGCGCTACCAGAACCACCAGTAGCAGCGGTAGCAGCAGTTACAGCCGACCCGCCTGCTCCGCCAATTTGATATCCCATATAAGAGACAGTAGTGGCAGCAATAGTTCCAGCAGTAGTTGTATTTCCAGCGCCACCAGATCCAGCACCACTCACAGCAGATGTTGCAGCGGCAGCCTTGCCACCTGCGGTTCCACCTTCAGCATAAAGACCTCCGTATGAGGAAGACCCGCCGTTAGTTGCAGCGGTTGCTCCTGTAGCGCCAGTCCCACCAGCACCAATAATGCACGAAGTAGAAGCAGGAACCCAACCAGAAACAACGGCTCCTCCGCCTCCACCGCCACCAACTTGGTAGTTGACGTTGTTGCCGTTTCCGCCACCTCCGCCACCTCCGACGACGACAGCATAGATGATGGGGGGAGCACCAACAAGGCTAACTGTTGTTGTAGCAGGGTTGATAATTGTCTGCTGAAGAGTCAGGACGCCTGTAGCACCAACAATGACTGGCTCCCACGCAGAAGTACCAGAGTTATATCTTTTCAGGATTGGCATTATGCGGCCTCGTATGTTCCAGAAACAGTGAGTATATCCCCTGAAGCCCACGTCATTGGGTTTGCGCTTGTAACCGACGTAGAGTTAGCGTTTGTAGTATTCACAATTAGCGAGAAGTACGATGTGCTTCCACCGTAATCTCCCACACCCCTTGCCTGATACCAACCTGTAGTGGTTGCAGAGGAGTCATATGCAATAGCAGCGAACTGATACGTAGTGTCGTATGCCGTAATAGGAAGTGTAAAGCGCCAGTCTAAAGTTCCAAAAGTGGTCGTAGACCCAGCCGTAAGTTTAATTGTAAAAGCAACAACCTTGCCAATTTGTTTATATCTTCCAACGATTGTTCCGTTACCTAGAGCGGGGGCAGTACCAGATGCAGTCCACGTTGGCGTGTACGCCGTCCACACATCAAGGTCAACACCCACAGCTGTGGCCGCGGTGTCGAGCCAAAGCACTGAGGTGTCCCCGGGTGCAGTTGATTGAGAGAGAATTCCTGCTATGCCAGTAGCACCTGTAGTTCCAGCACCAGTTGGTCCAGTTTGACCTGTATTTCCGGTATTCCCTGCAGGACCCGCAACAACTGAATCAGCGCCTGTTGCGCCAGTAAACCCGGTAGCGCCAGTGTTACCAGTGTTACCAGTGTTACCAGCAGGACCAGCAACAATACTGTCAGCACCAGTCGGACCAGTTGATCCAGTTGGACCGACAGCGCCAGTGTTGCCAACAGCACCTGTCGGACCTGCAACTGTGGAATCAGCACCAGTTGGTCCGGTGGAACCTGTTGCGCCAACTGCTCCGGTACCGCCAACAGCTCCAGTATTACCGACTGCGCCAGTGTTGCCAGCAGCACCCGTCGAACCAGTAGCACCCGTTGAGCCTGTCTGTCCCTTATCACCTGTGCGGTAGAACTCAACGGCAAGAACTTCTCCATTAGTGAAGTAGGCTCCTGCACCACTAACAAATGTGACAGCAACTTCTTTCCAGTCGTAAAAATCGCCAATTCCATCAGTAACCGAGTTGACTCGGTACAGCGCCTGAGACGAGTCAGAGTTGCTATTGCTCTTTAGTCGAACATATCCCTTGACTGTTGAGGTGGAGTCATCCCAAGTGTCGATATAGGAAGAGGTTTCCAACCCGTTAGCATCGGTGAGGCTAAATTGAAGAAAAGTAATTGTGGCAAAACTAGTAGCAGAATCGTTATCTTTTATTTCACCAGTTGCTGGGTCACCCGAACCGCCCGTACTAAAGGTCATTTTCATTCCAGCACGGTCACCCTGAGCACCCGCAGTTCCAGTATTACCTGTTAGACCTGTGTTTCCGGTGAGACCCGTTGCACCTGTTGGTCCAACTGCCCCAGTGGGTCCTGCCACCGTTGAGTCTGCTCCCGTTGCACCAGTAACACCCGTGTTACCCACTGCTCCAGTTACACCTGTAACTCCCTGTGCCCCAGTATTTCCCACCGCGCCTGTTGCTCCAACTGCCCCTGTGTTCCCAACAGCTCCCGTTGGCCCAACAGCACCTGTCGGACCTGCAACAGTTGAGTCCGCGCCAGTTGGTCCAGTTGATCCAGTTGAGCCTTTAAGTGCTACTAAAGACCAATAAGTTGTTGCCGTGTCAGGCTGTTGATTTGTACCTGCCAAGATAGCAATGTATGAAGAACCGTTGTAGTAGACAACATCCCGGAGAGCGTAGGTGGTAGCCCCGCTCCACGTACCTTGCCACGTTATACCTGTAGGCCCAGTTAGGCCAGTATTACCAGTCAGACCAGTATTACCAGTCAGACCAGTATTACCAGTCAGTCCTTGCGCCCCCGTATTACCGACTGCACCAGTTGCTCCGACAGCGCCAGTGTTTCCGGTAAGTCCAGTATTCCCAGTAAGGCCAGTAGAGCCACGATCACCAGTACGGATAAATTCCACAACAACAAGTTCAGCATCAGACGGCGTTGTTCCCGAAACATATGTAACTGTGTAACGATACCCCGCGCCAGTGACCACACTCCCAGCTGTAACACTAAAAATAGCGTAAGTATTGTCACCATTTGTGTTGCTCTTTATGATCAGCTGACCCTTGACCGTACTAGTTGAGGCTACCCACGTCGGGAGATAGTCTGTTACTGTTGCCCCATCATACGTGGTCAGGGATACATCAATACTGGTAGTTGTTGCTGCGGTAGCGGCAAAAAATCTGATATTTCCTGAATTTACGTCATTCTCCCACGAAATGTCTGAGTTGAAATAGTACTTCAGGCCGCCTTTGTCACCCTGGGCACCAGTGGGTCCCGTAGATCCTGTCGGACCCGTAGGACCAATCGCCCCAGCAACAACTGGCTCCCACGCACTTGTGGAGCTATTGTAGGCTTTTACTTGGGTCATTATTTATCTCCTACTGAAGTTCTCTCCACGCGAGGTACTCTTGGTACATTCGGTTGGCTGGGTCGGCTGGGATAGACCAAATTTTTCCAGAGTCGTCTGTGTAGCGGATACTTACTCCGCCAGTTTCTTCATTGACTATTTCTTCGTACACTGTGTCTCCTATAATTCCGAGTCAAATTCTATGTACGCTGCTGCGTCATTATTTGCACCAAGTACCGCTGCCGCACCGTCAGTAGCACTACTAGTTGTGACTTGTAGGCTCACAGGATTGGTTGAAGACTGGTAAATGACGATGGCGCTGACTGTTTCTGCATCGATGGTCAGTGTGCGGAAAGCACCCGAATAACTCACTGCCGGGGTAGTCCTCAATTCTACTGGCAGATGGATTGGCATATAGCAGGCAGTTGTTGAGTTGTAAACGCCAGAAGCAAATAACGAATACGCTTGCTTGGCTACAATCCTTTGGTAGTACCGCTGACACGCAGCCAACTCCGCTTGAAAAGAGGGCGCATTTCGACGGAAAGGTGTAGCAACTGAACCCTTTTCAATTTGAACACCCCAGATATCAATTGTTTGTGTTGAGTTGACGGTGGAAGATTGAAAAGTAAGGATAATAGAGTCATTGCCGTCCGTACCAATAGTTTTACCTGATAGTGAAGGCAATGTTACCGTCGCGGTGTAGTTAGCCCACGAGGTGGTCAAGGTCTTTGCGCTGCCGTTTGTAGTTGTACTTGCAGATGGACTGCCACCTGTTCCAAAGTATTGAGTAAAAATAGGAGTTACTGTTCTTGTTGCGTTTGCGTCTCTCTTTGCCCAAAATGAGACAGTAATGGTCTCACCTGCAAGGGTGCGAACACTTTCGATGCGCTGTTCAAGTATGTTTGAGAAAGTAGCACCAGTACCACCAGTTGTTTGGTTGTATCTGTAAAAGAATCTACCTTCATATCCAGAGACAGGTGCGGTTCCTAAAGTAAAAGCCTGTTGTGAGATTGTTCGAACACCAGTACCATCAAACGCCGCTCGCCAACGGTCCGCCGAATACGTATTGCTTACAGCGCTGGCAAAAGATGCGCCCCGCTGCCAAATATCAAAACCGCCATTAATGATGAAGTTGTACGAGGGCGAAGTCGCGTTGACAAAGTTTGTGCCGTTGTGAAGAAGTGTCTGCCCAGTGGCCGCGGATGTGATAGCCACATCAGAGAGATCATCACTCGATAAAAGTGAGTTTTCCCACGTTGTTCCCGAGTAGCGAACTGTTTGCCCTGTAGCAGGAGACGAGACGACGACATCATTGAGATCATTGAATGCCATCTGAGTGCCATTGACTGTGGTGTCTCCCCACAACACATCGGTACTGACGGGTGCAGTGGCAGAGTAGACAATTCCTGCGAGACCAGTGTTTCCCGTGAGTCCTGTAAGGCCAGTTGCACCTGTGTTACCGATAGCACCAGTTGCACCTGTTGGTCCGACAGCTCCGGTGTTGCCGACAGCACCCGTGTTCCCCACCGCGCCAGTTGCACCTGTGTTACCGATAGCACCCGTTGCACCAATCGCACCCGTAGGTCCAACCTGTGTGTACATGACCTGAGTAGCAGTCAGAACTACAGAAGCAGTAGATGGCTTGGTTGGAGAACCGTTGTCCGCAACTGAGTAGTACTGGATACTGACATCGGTAGACGATGTGCTCCAGTAAAACTCGTAGTAGTCGTTTGCCGATGTAGTTGTGAAGACAAAGTTCCATCCATAGATAGCGTGGAATGGGTCGCCGGGGTTTTTTCTTGCAGGTAGTCCAACTTTGCCAGTAGAACCAACAACATCAGTTCCGTTTTTCTTGAGCCAAATAAATGAGTCTTGAGGGGCGTTATTTGCGTTTTCTAGTTGAACAGAGAACTGAATATCGTAAGTGCCGATATTGGCAAAGGTAATTCTTGTTAGTTTACCGCTACCGTTATTGGCAACTGACACGCCGTTTGACTCATCGGTCTGCCCAAGAACAAGGGCGGCTGCTTGGTTTGCTACCGCGCTACCTACAGTTGTAGCACCGCCAGCAAACTGGTCTGAGTAGTCTGAGAAAGCACCGTAGTATCCGAGTGCGCCACCAGTTCCAGTCGGTCCAGTCGCACCTGTATTGCCGACTGCGCCAGTTGGGCCGGAGACAGTGGAGTTAGCACCCGTGGGTCCGGTAGCACCTGTTGCCCCAGTCACACCAGTATTACCAGCAACTCCAGTAGCCCCTACTGATCCTGTTGGACCCGTAATTCCGGTTGCACCAATCGCGCCCGTAGGGCCTGTTACTCCCGTATTACCCTGTGGGCCAACGGATCCTCGCAACTCGAGTGCCGTCATAACCGGACCAGTGTTTTCACCAAAGCTAATGGTTCCAGCAGAGATGGTATTTACCTTTAAGTGGTAAGTGTATGTTCCTGCTACTGCTAAAGTATCGATGTAATTTAGGGCAAATGGATTATTTTCAGAGACGGCAGATTTTTCTGTTTGAACATTTGGGCCCAGTGGAGTTGTCCCACGATACAGCTGCATTCGAAGCCAAGCACCAGCATTTGTGTTTGCTGTGTCCCCGGAGGCAATAATTTGAACGGGGCTGTTAACGGCAGTGGTTGTAATGGTGACGCTAATAATTGTAAAAGGCAACGTAGAACTTGTACTGACGCTTACGGGCGAGACGGTGTAGGTCTGCACAAAATTCATTGCGCTGGGGGTTAGTACCCCACCCGAACCAGGCTCTTGTGGATAGACCAACACTTCATTAGTGTCTGGATCAAACGCTAGGCTGTATAGCCCAGTAGCACTTGCTAGTGAATCGTAGGGGGACTCATATTTGACACCATTGAGTACGACATGGCCATCATCGCCGACATTTATGGACAGATTTCCACCCGATGAAAGCGACGTAATTTGCGACAAGTGCTCGGTGCTGATAGATCCCAGCTGGATCTTGTTACTAGTTACAGCCCGATCTTGGACATTGTCGGTAGCAACACCTTGATTGGCAATTTGAGTGGATCCAACAGAGTTTTCTTGGATCGTCTTCTTCTCGGTGGAGATAACCCTCGACTCGAGGTCGTTGAGCTTGTTTCCGACATTGCGGTTACGTCGTACGCGTCTAGTCGCCAAAGCCGTCCACCTCCCACTCAGGAATAACTGTCAGCGTAACTTCTTC